AAAGCGCACCCTGAACTGACCGTCGTGCGTGTTGATTTCGACCGGGCCTTTATGCCAAGCGTTGCGCAGCACGTAGGTCTTGCCGTTGATCAGGTCGGCCTGCACGGTCGCGTCGATGATGCTCTCGATGAACTCGGTCGAGATTTCCGGCAGCGTGCTGATGTCGCCCTCGATGTAGGGGACGCGCGGCAGCTCCTGATAGCCGTGGACATAGTCCTGACCGGCGATGCCGGTGCGCTCGACCGGCGACGACGAAACGGTGAGGTTGCCCTTGAGCGGGTACTGGTCGCCGTTCACTTTCAGGTACGCGGTGCCTGCGATGGGGCCTTGCGGCATGGTCCTCTCCTGACGTGCGAGATGAACGATGCCGAAATAAATTCATCACACTCGGTTGCACTTCAACAACAACCGTGCCCTTCGCCGGAGCTACCGCCGACTTCGTTGATCAATGCGGGCGCATCAATCTCAAACGGGTGCGGAAAAAGTCGGGCGGCAGGAGCTGCTGCACGAACGGAGCGGAAGGGTAGAGTTCCTTGAGACAAGCCGAGACACCAGCGCGGCGGTGATCCATCAGGAGAATGTCGCGTCGCCGCTCGAAGCCGTGCCAGACGAAGTTCCCCATGCCGCCGCCGATGACCATGACGCTGGTGTCGAAGTCGTCGCCGATCGAAAATTCGCCGGGCACGTCGGCGAGTGGCGAGATGTCCCCGATGACGGCAGTGCCGAAATCGATGTGAATGACCTTCGCGCCAGCGCGCCACTGCGGTTCAAACAATGCCATCTTGGCCCAGCCTCTCGGCAGGTTCATCGCGCTGATGTCCACGAAAGCGACATCGTTGCATCGCTCCGGCTTATCGGTGAGGCAGACCATGGTGTATTTGCGCGGGAGGTGCCGCGCCAGCGCATTGCGTAGCACCTTGACGCAGTCGAACGGGAGCAGGGTGCCGGTGCGGATGCAAGCGATGATCAGATCGTTCATGATACCTTGCCGCAGATGGCGACCGCGTCCTGTAGCGCGACTTTCTGAAAACAGGTGATCGCGCTTTGCGGGTTGGCATTGACGACGCTGATGCCGTGCGCGGCGAGGTACGGGACATACACGCGGAAATTTTCCGCCGATGGCGACCAGTGCGCGTCGTAGTCGAAGCCGAACAACACAATCTGCTTGGCGCGCTTGTGGATGCAGATTTGCAACGTGCCGAAGTCCTTGGAGTTGCCGCCGTAGATGACGCTCGGATCATCAGAGAGACCTTGTCCGTCGAGCCGCTTCAGGAAGGTGATGTTCTTCGATGGTGGCGGCGCAAGCTCGTCGTCGCGCACGGCCAAGTAGACCCGGCTCTGCACGTTCGCGAGCCTGTCCTTGCAATCGTGGTAGTCGAGACCGAAGCCTGCATCTGCCCACGGGATGTCGAAGATCAGGCTTTTGACCGCGAGGACGTGCGCACCGCGAAGCGCCTCATAATTGAAGTCTTGCAGTGATGGGCCGCCGCCGATGACAGCGACCGGCTTGTCGTCCCAAAACGGCTTGGTGATCTTGCCGTAGATTTCCATTCTCGCCTCCGATTGACGGCGCGCGCCCGCCAGCGCGCGCCGCTACACCTCTCTCGACTAAACCGCAATAGCGGTATCGACGCCCCGATTGTACTGAAGCCTGAATTGCGCCAGCACGGCGAAGATGCGGAGCTGGTTGATCAGGTCGGGCGGGTACAGCACGTTGACGCGGTTCGGATCGTCCGGCGCGCGCTCCACGATCAGGTTCTGCTTGAATGCCATCGCATTCTCGACCAAGCCGATGAACTCATCGGCGCGGTACTGCGCGATCAGTTCTGCCTTGATCACCTTCGGCGTCACGATGGCCTGACCTGCGCCAAACCGGGTGCCGTCATCCGCCAGCTTGTGCCTCGGGAATTTCGAGGTGATGGCATAGCGCTGGTTGCGGAACAGCTTGGCGAGCGTGGCGAGCGTCGGCACCAGCTCGTAGGCGTCGTCGCCCTGACCGTAAAGGTTCTTCTGGTAGGTGGTGCTTTCCCGCTTGATCGCCGGGATGCCGTCTGCGTTGACGCCTTGCGTTGCGATGCCGACGCCGGACAGGTCGTTGCACTGCTTCATCGTGAAGCGCTGATGCTTCGGCGCGGGCAGGCATCCTTCCATCGCCAGCGTCTGCAACGGTCGAGCCGGATCGTTGAGCAGCGCCCGTGCGGCCTTCGCCGCATAGGCTGCGGCCCAGACCCATGACGGCGTCGGCGAGTTGGCTTCGATGCCCATGATCGAAACCACGCCGCTGTTGTTGTTCGGTCCATACTCGATCAGCGCGGCGTACCCCTTGTCGGTAGCGACCTCGACGCCCTTGTAGCCCGCGAAGATGTGGCCGTAGAGTTGCCGCATCCAGCCCCAGCGCCCCTCATCGCCGAAGCCATACTCGTATTCCAGCAAGGTAAGCGACGTGCTGTCGGTGAAGCCGGTTGCGACGTACTCGTAGATTTCGTCGCCAAGGTTCTCGATGGCCTGCGTGAGGTCCACCGTGCCGGTGCCGCCGGTCAGCCTGTGACCAGCGGGCAGGGTGATGGTCAAGCCGATGGGCACCTGTTCTGCCGCGAGCAGACCGCCATAGGCCAGACGCACATCGATCTCGTTGCCTTCGACGCCCTTCCACTTGCAGGTCAGGGTGATCACGCCAGCGGCCACGGCAGCCTCGACCGGCATCGACTTGTCGGCATTGATCGCGTCGGTGATGTGCTGTGCCGTATCTTCGATGTCCTCTCCGGCCGGGACGAACACCTGCACGCGGCGGCCAGCAATGTAGACCGGCAACGTGCCTGCTGCGATGGATGGCTGCACCACCGTCATGGTGCCGGTCGCGGCTACGCCTGCCGCCGCTTCGTCAATCGGCACCACCCACAGTTCTTGCGCGTAGTTATTTTTGGTGAAGCTCTCGACCATCCCGTCAAGCATCGAACCATAGCCGAAGAACTTGCGGGCGTCGGCCTGCGAGGCGATCGCCATCGGTACGTTCGCGACGGCTTCGCCATCGCTGCTCTTGGCTCCGATGATGAGCGAGGTCAGCCGCGAGCGCGGATAACCGGCCATGCTCGGATCGACTTCCACCCAGTAGAGCGGCATCCGCCAGTTTTGCGGAATGGAGTTAAAGGACACGGGCATCGGCGTGGTCTCCTTCTTCGGCCTGAGGTGAAGCGGGCGTTGCCCGCGTGACATCGAGTTCGTAGATGCGCTCGATCTGGAGCGTGCCGTCGTCGGCATGCTCCTTGTCGGGGAATTGCGTCGTGACCTTCACGCTCTTGAAGTCGTCCACGATGATCGGCGGGAAGCGGCTGGAGAATTCCATCGCCATCTCGACCCTGATTTCGTACAGCGTGGTCTCGCCGACCTTGGCGAACTGCGCGACGCGATCCATCTCGGTCACGCCCTCGGTCAGATTGACGAAGCGCGGATCGGTCAGGAGCACATCGTCCAGTTCGCTCATCCATTCTTCGATCGGCGGCAGATAGGTCTGCCTGTCGGTCTCGACGTGAACGCCGCCGGAGAAGCCCAGCGTCATCGTGTGCTTGAAGTGCGGCTCGGTGTGGTTTGCGTGGCCGTCCTGCAAGCGCCGCTCGCGCAGCAGATAGACGCCGAGGATCGGCAGGTCGCCGGGCTGCACCTGAAGCATCGGCGTCAGGCGATAGGTCTTGAAGCGCGCGCCGAAGTGCGCCTGCGCAAGTTCCATCGCTTTCAGTTGCACCGTGCTGGCGTAGTGGCTCATAACGGCGGCTCCTTTTTGCGGAGCAGCAGCATCGCGCCGCCTTGGCCGTCCTCATCGCTGTCGCCGACCCAATACTGCTGGCCGTAAGCCGGGTGGCGCGTGTCGATGATGGTGATCAGATCGCCCTGATCTGGCGGGACGACGAAGTCCCACAACCGGATGCCCAGCGAGACCTCATGATCTGAGAAGATCGTGCCGTCCTGCATCTCTACGTCGAGGTCGCGCTTGTTGTAGACGCCATTCGCGTCATAGGCAGGCACGCCCGGCTGCGTCACCAGCGGGGTGACGCTGATCCTGATCTGGAAGATCACGCTCGCTGGCTTGAGGACCAGCGCATCGAAGTCGATCATGTGCTGCCTCAAATGATGGCCCGGCGCATTCGCGCCGCCGGGCCAGTCTCAGGGAGGTTAGGAGAACGTGCCCTTCTGCAACGCGAGCGGGCGCGAACAGAAATTGAGAGCGTTCATCTGCGTGTCCATGTGGACGCCCTTGTCGTTGGGCATCGGGTACTGCTTGACGTAGCGGGGCAGGCCCAGCGTGTTCACGGTCTCGATGTAGTCTGCTGGAGCGAACACGGTCGGGAAGAGGTTCGGCACGCCGGTCGGATAGAAGTACGCGAGATTGGTTTCGACCATCGGAGCCGACGCCGCGCCTGCGACCGATGCGTAGCCGCGATAGTTCGTCCACAGGATGCCGCCGAACACGAACGAGCCCCACGTCAGTCCGGCTGCGCTGATGTACTGGTTGCGAAGCTCGGATGCGTTCTGCGTGTTGAGGTACGTCGTGCGCACTTCCGGCGACATGATGAGCGCATCGAAGAATGCGTCGCCGCAAAGCGCCTCGACGCCATCGAACGACTGACCGTCGAGGTTCGCTGCCATGGTGCGGATGAGCGCCGCACACTGCTGCCTGACCGCGCCCGTTGCCGGGTTGGCGCTGAAGGGGAAGTTGATCGCGGCAGGCGGCGCGATGCCGTACTCGATGAACATATTCAGCACCGTGCCATCGGCATAGGTGACGATGCCCTTGATCGCGCCGACGCGGGCGTGCTCTTGCGTGTACTCAAGCGATTGACCGGCGGTCTGCATCCGCTCGCCGACCTTCGTCATCACGCTTTCGGTCCCGGTCTCCTGTCCGAACGGGCGCACGCCTTGCACTTCTTCGGCCATGACGGCGTCGTTGATTTCGAAGTGCGGCACGCCCAGCATCCGCATGGAACGCCGGGGCTTGGGCATCGTGACGCCGGGTGCGCCGCGAGGCGTCGGGGCAACCAGCGTGAGAATGTTATTCTTCTCCTCGATCGCGATGGCGGTCGTCGCGACGCTGGTCTCATTGAAGATGCCCCTGCTGCTGACGTAGCCGGGCTTGAACTTCAAATTATTGATGGCGAGAGAGAGCGGCACCACGCCGAAGGCATCGCCGCGAAAGATGTCAAGCATTTCCGTGATCCTTTGTTAGCTGCCTGTCGGCGAGCGTGTGAGTTGTTACGTTTTGCCTTCAGAGCGAACGATGATCCCGCGATCGGCGAGCGTCTGAATGCCGATCAGCTTCTCGGGGTCGGTGATGCCCATCCACGAAATGAGTTTCCCGTTCACCTCGGCGTCGCGCACGATGACTGCGATCTGAAGCCCTTCGCCGGGGATCGTGCCGCCCGCGTAAATGCAGAGCGCATGACAGTCGGCTCCAGCCGCAGCCGGGACATAGGTCGGCGGCAGGGTCGCGGTTGCTTCCGCCGTCTTCTTCACCGGCAAGCCGACATAGACCTGCGCCGGATCGGCGAAGTAGGCCGCACCGCGCGAACGCTGACCGTTCGCTTCCGACAGAATGAACTCCGCGCTGTGATGCGGCTCCTGAAGGACGGGGTAGTGCGGCGCAGTTGCCGCGAACGGGCTGACTTCGGCGGCGAGTTCTTCGGGGCTGAGCTTGGAGCGGCGCTCGGCTTCCTTGGTCCGTGCCGCTTCGGCTTCGCGATCGGCGGCGATCTGCGCCTCGCTGGCCTTGAACTCATCCTCGCGGCGCTTCTGTTCGCGCTCGTGAACGGAAGCGCGACCTTCATCGATCTGCTTTTGCTGCGCGGCGGCGGCAGCGTGCGGATCGGGCTGGGCAGCAGCAGCATGCTGATCGGGCTGCGGCTGGGCAGCAGCAGTGCCCCTGCGGCGCTCGCGCTCGGTCTCAGAATTCTTGGTGTCGTTGTCGGCCATGATGAAAACTCCTCTCTCTGGTTGAGCCCGGTTACTTCGTGAGCCGCGCGTTGATCTTGTCGGTGATCTTTGCCCACGCAGTCGCGGGCGCGACCGGCGGCGCGAGCGGGTGATGCGGAAGCACCGGGTCCTGCGCCCGTGCATCGAGCAGTTCCTTGCGGACCTGTTCGATCGACGTGTTCGCGCGCACGTAGCCGCCGACGCGCTCGGGCTGCTGCGCCAGCGTGCAGAGGTCGGTGACCTCGCCGACGTACTTGCGATGCTCCTCGACGCCCTGCTTCTTGGCGGCGTCGAGCGTGATGACCTGCGCGGACGATGCGACGGGCGGTTCTTGCACCGCAGGCGCGGGCGGTGTCGGAGGCGCTGGCGGCACCTCCGACACCTTTTCAGGCTCGGCAGGAGGAGGCGGATCGCCCTGTCCGTCACCTGACTGTGCGCGGATTGTTTCCGCTGCCGCCTTGGGCAACAGGCGCAGCGAGAATTTCGCGGCCATCTTCTTTTCGGACGTGACCTCATCGGCGAAGCCCCATTGCTTGGCTTCGGCGGCGTCCATCAGCCGGTCTTCCTTCATGAGCGCCTTGACCTTGGCGGTGGTCGATTTCGCGCGCGTCACGTAGGTCGCGGTCAGCGACTTGTCGATGCGGTCCAGATCGTCGGCGACCGCGCGCATGTCGTCGGCATTGCCCCACGACATGCCCGACGCACCGTGAATGAGCAGGAAGCTGTTCGCGGGCATGACGATCTTGTCGGCAGCCATCGCGATGAAGGATGCGGCTGACGCGGCGATGCCATCGACATGCGCTGTCACCTTGGCCTTGTGGTTCTTCAGCGAGTTGTGGATCGCCACGCCATCGAACACGTCGCCGCCGGGCGAGTTGATGCGCAGCGTGATGTCATCGACTTCACCCAGCGCGTTGAGGTCATCCAAGAATTGCTTGGCGCTGACGGTGTCCTCGCCCCACCATGATTTGCCAATCTCATCATAGATGACGATCTCGGCGGTCTTGTCCTCGGCCTTCATCGTGAACCACTGGCGCATGGTCATGCTCCTGTTTCACGCCGCGTCGTCGGCGGCGGCTTGATCTTCATCGTTTGCGGCTTGATCAGCGGCTTCCTGCGCGGCCTCTTGTGCGGCGGCCTGCGCTTCGTCTTTCGCGGCCTGATCGCTTGGCGAGAGCGGCTGCGTTGACGCCGCGTAGACGACCGGGAAAACCAGATCGAGGTCTTCCTCGCGCGCCTTGTCGGCCGCAATGCGCCGGTCGTTTTCTTCGGGATCGCTGCCCTCGGCTTCGACCACGTCGCTGCGGCTCTTGAAGCCCGCATCGACTGCGAGTTTTTCGGCCTGACGGTCCTTGAGCGGATCGACCCAATCGTTGCGCTGCGGTATCCACTTCGCGCGCTGATAGTCGGATTGCGCCGCAAGGTACTCGCTCGCGCCGATCGGGATCGCCTGCGCCAGTACCGCCGTGTCGAGCCAGCGACGCCAGATCGGCACGGACATCTGATA